TATATCCAGCACCAGCATTAGATATATGAATTGCCGCAATCTTTCCATCAGTTAGACCAGTATCACAATCAGTCCAACTAGTAGAAACAGAAGCAACACCAACAGCATTAGCAGAACCAGCAGGTGAAGAAGATATACCAATCAAAGGTTGTGCTTGATAACCAGCACCCATATTGGTCATATAGATTCTATTAACACCACCAGTAGCAACATAAGATGCTGTAGCAGTAGCAGTGGTAGCAGACCCTATCAAAGTAAGAGTCTGTATATAACCCAACTGTTCTACTTCATCATCAATTGTCTCAACTCCTGTATCAAGAACCTCATCCTCATAACGGAAGAGTTCACATCTAAGTTGATAAACGTAATTCTTTTTAAGTTGATAGAATGGTTGTTCGTGCTCAACATACTTAATTTCAAATAATCTATCCCCTAATGGGAAATAAATCAAATCCCCTTCTTTAGGTCTAGTTGCTAATTCAATATTTGGTATATTTTTAATAAGAGGTTCAATATAAGTCTCATATCTATCCCTAGAAATAACCAAAGTTAAATCATCTACATTCTGAATACCAAATTTTGATAGGAGTGTACCCTGTCCACCATATCCTTCATAACTATCAACATATGCTTCAATAGGATAAGCGGCATCAAATTTAGATTCAATAACCTCTCTAATAATAGTATTTTTTTGAATATATCTTCTAGGAATATAATAAACATCTACTCCATACATCCTCAACTGTTCGTTGATAAGACTTTGGACTAAACTTTGTTCGCTTTTAGATCCTTGTAAGAAATATGGATTAAGTGCCATGTTCTACCTCAAGCAATCATGTCTAGTGGTGGAATCTCATAAGTGCTAATCATTTCATCACGGATTTCGCTGAGTTCTCCTTGAGCATCGTCATATATTTGTCTTCCATTTAATTCTACACCTCCAGGAAGTTTTACTCCTTGGAATTTAATTAAATTTTGACCCCACTGCCTTTTAATTAAAGAAGTAAGATATCTCTTTAAAAATACATCATTAAAAACTTTAGTATAAGCATCTGGACTCAATCCAAGATAACAATCTAAAATCAAATAATCACCAGCAGTAACCTCATTCCAATCAATATCCAAATATAATCTATCTTGTCTCATATTAAATCTACATCTAGTATGAGTATTCAGAATGAAATCCATAGTTTCCAAATAACTCATAGCCATTGTATATCCTAACAATTCTGTTCTTCCCCAATAATATATGTCATTCATCATTAACTGATACTTAAAGCTAAACATGTTTCCAGACATGCCCATTGCTTTAGTACTATTAACTTTAAATACCTTTTTAACACCAATTACATTAGCAGGAACTTGTAGAAAATTACTACTTTCATAATATTTAAAATCAGTAGATCCATTACCAGCAATATCTGCTGAAGCAGTCATAGATCCAATTCCAGACCCACCATCTGCCTTTGCTGTTCCTCTATCAATATCTCCTTGAGTTATTTTATACTTTAAAAAATTCTCTGTAACACCATCATAATGTCTTTCTTGATAGAATTGGATAGCATCATCCATCAAGTCTTGTAATTGCTCTTCAGCGACATTAATCTCTAAAACAGGAGCACCCAACTGTCTTAGAGAGTAATCTATTAATTCTTGTCGTGATGCTGGTTGCGCCATGAATATAGTTTACCTTTTACTTATTTATGGAGCGGAAGAAATTCCTCCTTGTACCAATATATCTCCTTCTACCATTCTATAAATTGTAGACCCAGAACTAACTAAAATATCATATACATGTCTTCCTTTCTTCAAACTTCTTGTAGTAGTAGAACCTAAAGATATTTCAAATTCACCACCTGCTGCACTAGTAATTCCTACAGTGAAAGTTGCCCCTACTCCTAATGTTGCTCCAATAGCAACAGATTTAGTCATCTGAGATGAACCAGAATATCCAGTTAAATTGTAAGCAGACTTATCTGTTTTGATAACAGAAAAAGTTGATTTAAAATCTGCCCCAGAAAGAATAGTTAAATTAACACCATAAGCTACTCCAGAATCTGGATCAAATGTAATAGTATTATTTGCCATTTTTATTTACCTACTAGGGATTGGAGCATTGATTTAATATCACCAATATCATTAGTTAAATTATCAACTTTTGTTTCAAGGTCATTAATCCTTTCTGACTTTGATCTCATCCTTTTTCTACTACTAACGTAGATATCAAAATCACTTCTATTTTTATTAATGATAGCCCCAGACACTTCATCTCTAAAGAGTCCAGGATGATCTTCTACAGGAATTAAAGACATAATTAAGCAAGAGCAGTGGCACGAAGCCTTTGGAATTGAGGGACAACAGCAGAATCAGTAGATGTTCCAACAATCTTAATTCTATATTGTTTGAATGGATCTAAATCTTCAATGCTATAAGTATATTCCTTATAAAGTGCTTGATTAGGTTCAGCAACATAGGTATCAACTTTAGGAACCTTTCTATTTGCTTCACCATCACTATCAGTTGGAGTAATAATATCTCCATTAACATTTAGATTCTTATATCCTGGGAAAGGAACAAAGATAGCATCTTTAACAGGAGTATCCTGATTTAAAGCATAGAATACTCTAACATCAGCAACATCAGGAACATATCCATCAAGAATTACCTGCAATGATGTTGCTGGATTCTCTAATGTTATATTCTTAGTTACATAGAGGAATGCATCAGGATCTCTAATACTTAGATTAGATCTAAAGTCAGTAGCATAGTTAGAAATAGGTTTATTAATTCTATTGTTAACAAAGGTCACTCCTGCATGATCTAAGTTAATCATAGGACTTAATCTTTCATCCCCAGAAGACATATTCAATAACATAGTTAGAGATTTATTTCCAGGAAGATCATTTAAGTAAGCAGATTCATTAGCAGGAGATGCTACACATCTTGAAGAATCAAAGTAATTCTTCTTAAACATAGAAACTTCTTGATATCCCTTATCTTGGAATGCAGGTTCAGTACCATCTACACTAGTACCTGTAATAGTTCTAGCCTGAGCAGTAATCTTACATCCAGTTGGAGATAAAGTTTCAAACTTAGGAATTATTATTGAGTATGGAATATTATATTGTCCTCTTGCTCTAGTACCACCACCTTTTCCAAGAGTCTTGAATTTAAGAGGAAGTTTTGTACTATTATCACTCGGATCCCACTGTGCTGAACTTCTATTCACACCATAACCAGTATCTGATGTATCTATTTTAATCTTATAGGAATCAATAGTAATTGCTTGAGGATCACCATCAGCACTTGCATCTGCTAAATCATGAGTCTTGTTGATTCTTCTTAGAGAAATTCCACCAAACTCATACTTCCAAACCTTATCATTACTTTCATGCTGACTTTGAAGGCTTCCATCCACTGCTCTAGTAATACCAGTTAAAGTATTACCAGCAACTGCGGTATATCCTATAACCTCATCCTCACATACAATATAACCAGTATTACCACTTCCTACTGGTAAACCTTCAAAGTTAGTAAATCCAGCACCAGCTTTAACATTAATAGCAGAAGTAGAAGTTCTACTATAAGTAGCAGTTAATGCTGTAGGAACAACATCACTCTCAATACTACTTACCTTAACTTTATTAACATCATTATACATTCCATGATTCTTCTGAGTAATCTTCATATGTAATCCATCATTCACAGTGACAATTGGAGATTGTGGTATCACAGCACCATTAACTCCAGAACCACCATTTATTTGAGTTCCAATACCAACATTATCAATATACCAAAGGTTACTAGCACTATTACTAACATCAAAATCACCTTGAACATCTGTTAATATTAATTCATTAAATGATGCTATACCAGATTCAGTCTGACCTACACCATAAACTTCATCTTGATGACCAACAACAGTTATTCTAGCTCCAGTACCAACTTCATCATTTCCTAATGTACAAGTAAGAACATCACCTACTTTATATCCATAACCACCAGCACCAGCTACTCCAAATGTAATACCAGCACCAACTATTTCACCATTAGAAACTGTTACAAATCCAACAGCACCAGCACCTATACCCTCAACATTAGTAAACTGAACATTATTAAAGACAAATTTACCAGAAGCAGGAGTATATCCAACACCAGGATTGGTAATCTTAAGAGCAGTACCACCATTACTCCAGTTAGCACCAGCAGAAGTATCTCCAATACCATGAGGTTCTTGGAATGCTCTAATAGAACCAGCAAAACCAGCTAAGGTTCCATGTGGAGTAGAATCAAAATTAACATTAGCACTTGATCCTTGATATACAGTATTTCCTGCTTGAAGAGCTTGATAAGCAACAGGACTACTAGGAAGATTATTTTGGTTAATACTACCACCTATAGCAACCCTAACCTTATTAGGTTTAAAGAAGCATGATTCTGCTGAAAGATCCTCCATATCTTCAGGCAATTCACTATTATAGAAAGAAATAGATCCTCTACTCTTAAACTTAGCTCTATAGAGGTCAAACTTAACATCCTCATACTGACTTGGCGTCCATACAGAAGCATTCTGTGATTTGAATAATGAACCAAGAACAGGCTGTTTAGATACTATTACTCTACCAGCTTCAGATCCTAAAGTTCTAATATCAGCTTCACCTAATCTAGAAATATAGACCTTATAATTAGTAATTTTAGATTTAAGAACCATAGCATATTCAGTTGCTGGTTCCAAATAAACTGGAGCTTCGAATGTAAATGTAGTAGCAACAGTAGCATCAGATGATGTCTTTACTTGGTCTGGAGTCAAATGAACTTCAGAATAAGGGAGAACCTCTGTAGTAGGAGTTCCTAACTTAGTAGTTCTCATTTGGAATGTAACAGGAATATTCTTATCCTTTTCAGCAAAGTAGAAATCAACCTTAGTTACAAACATACCAACATCTTGAGGAGTACCAAATGTTTGTGCTAGAGGGTCATCATCACCCCATTCTCTTGGTTCTCTAATAATTTGAGTAACCTGAGATACATTAGTTACATTGGTAACGTTTGTTACATTAGTAACTTCAGTAACATTAGTAATCTCATTTGTAATATTAGTAATCTCAGTTACATCCTGAGTAACATTAGTAACAACATCAAATCCACTTACTTGAGATATTGTATTTGACTGTGCAGTACCACCAATAGTTTGTGTTTCTTGGAACTCTTGATTTCTTACTGTCGCATTTCTCATAGACAAAGTAGTTTCTTGAGTAGAATCTATATCACCTTGTGAGTAGAATGTTTCTTCACCAGAAGTATCATAAGTACCCTTAATCTTACTATTAGTCTTACTACCAGTAAGTCTGAATATTGATCTTCCAGTCTCAAATATTGGATTAGCCTTAGAACTAGAATGAGGAACGTGGAATGTACCAATAATAGTTGCTTGCTTATCTGGAATTAATCTAACATCAGATACTATTGCTCTAGCACCACTACTACGACCAATAATTCTCATTCCTGGAGCAATATAACCATAATAATTTTGATAGTCATCACTAGCTAATGCAAAGGTGTCTATATTAAGAGTAGTTGATCCACTACTAT